GATAAACGCCCTACAAAAAAAGGTGCAGGCATGACTGCTAAAGGTGTTGCCAAGTACCGTAGAGAAAACCCCGGAAGTAAACTTAAAACTGCTGTGACTGGTAAAGTTAAGCCGGGGAGCAAGGCTGCAAAAAGACGTAAATCATTTTGTGCAAGAAGTGCAGGACAGATGAAAAAGTTTCCCAAAGCAGCCAAGAATCCTAACAGCAGATTAAGACAAGCTAGAAAAAGATGGAAATGTTAGCGTTATCAGGTTTCTTCAGCAAACTATCCGTGTATTTTTGGAGAAAACACGTAGAACAATTAGAAAGGCAAAGGCATGCTTCAGGCATTAATTGGCCCAGTAGCTAATTTAGCAAGCACTTGGTTTGAAAACAAACTAGAGAAAACTAAAGCAGATGGCAAAGCCAAGATAGCAGAAGCCAAAGCTCGTGCATCGGTTGCAGAAAAGGTTGCAAAAGGTGAGGTCGAGTGGGAAGGTAAGATGGCAGATGCTACCAACGATAGTTGGAAAGATGAGTTTGCTTTGGTTGTTTTACTAGCTCCTGCAATACTGGTCTTCATTCCGGGGATGCGAGAGTATGTACAGCAAGGATTTGAAGTTCTTGCAACATTACCAGATTGGTATCAATACTTATTGTATATTGCTATATCTGCATCATTTGGTATTAAGGGTGTAGGTCAAGCAGCAAAGATGTTGAAAAAGAAATGATAAAATTAGTATTAGAATTATTTAAAAAACACTCAGGGGATTTATCCAAACATAGACTTCATACAACCAAGTATGAAGATTTGTGCATGTAAGGGAGCATAAACATGGCAACACCTAAAAAAAAGAAGAGTGGCTCAAAGCCAAAAAATCCAAAGTTGTACGCTAGTGTAAAAGCAGAAGCAAAGCGTAAATTTAAAGTATACCCTTCAGCGTATGCAAATGCTTGGTTAGTTAGAACATACAAGAAACGTGGTGGAACTTACTAATGGGCAAACCAGAAGGGGGATTAACAAAGTGGTTTAAAGAAGATTGGCGTGACGTTAAAACTGGCAAGAAGTGTGGTCGATCTGGTAAAGAAAAAAAGTCTAGACCTTATCCTGCATGTAGACCTGCAAAGGTTGCAAGTAGAATAAGTAAGCAGGAAGCAAAGAAAAAGACAGGTCCTAAAGCTGTTAAGTGGTCTGTAACTGCATCAGGTAAAAAAAGAGCATCAGCAGCGACAGGTGGAAGAATACATCGAGGTAGAAAGGCAGAGATGGTATGAAGTACGATAGAGATACATTAGTTGAAAAAATAGCTCAACACGAGGGACTCGTACTAGAGCCTTACAAAGATTCTTTGGGCATAAGCACGATTGGCATCGGGCGTAATCTTGAGGGTCGTGGTATAGATGATTACGAACTTATGCACATGAACAAAACACTTGACGAGATTATATCTGATGGCTTAACTAAAGAAGAAGCCTACTATCTTTGCAACAATGACATCGATATTGTAGAACAAGAACTCGTCAAACAAAAGCCACTCGTAATGGAACTTGACGAAGCAAGACAGATGTGTCTTGTAGATATGGGATTTAATTTAGGTATACCACGTCTTATGAAGTTTAAAAAGATGTGGGAAGCTATAGAGAGACAGGACTTTGAATGGGCTGCAGCCGAGATGCTTAATTCTCGTTGGGCAAAGCAGGTAGGCAAACGTGCAGATAATTTATCAAAAACTATGGAACACGGAGAATGGAATGATTAGATATGTGCCACCAAGAAAAGTAGAATTAGATCAAGGGGAGAAAGGTAATGTCTTTGATGATAAACGAACACGAAGAAAAAGGGCAGATAAGTATAGCTCAAGAATATATCCTCCTGAAACCGTAGAATTTCTTAAAGAAGTTGAAAAATACAAAAAGAAAAGTTGAATTAATAAATGAATAAAAAACGATGCGAGACTTGCGAATGTTACGACTGCGATTGCGAAGAATGTTCATGCGATTGCCATCACAATGATAGAGTTTCTTCTAGTGATAATGCTCGAAACAAAGATAATAAACCAAACACAGAGGTTTCGGAATATAGACAGATGCCTGTATTTTGCTGAACGTCTAACAAAACAACCAATGATACCTTCTGAGGAAGGAGATAAAAGAATAATTGCATATTGCAAGCCAGTAAACAAGTAAGGGGAATACATGTTAGCAGAGCTTGCCGCAGCAAATGCGGCCTTTAGCGTAATCAAACAATTCGTATCCAACGGTAAGGAACTTGCTAGTTGTGGCAAACATATCGGTGATTTTGTATTTGCAAAAGAACAAATAGAAAAAAAAGCAAATAAGAAAAGATCAAAGGGAATACGCACAAATGATTTAGAAGAGTTCATGGCTTTAGAAGAACTAAAGCAAAAAGAAGAAGAACTTAAACAAATAATGATTTATGCAGGTAGACCCGGATTATGGGCAGATTGGCAAAAGTTTCAAGCTGAAGCACGAAAGTCTAGAAGACACGCAGAACGCATGGCTAAGAAGCGTAGAGAAGAGATTTTAGAGATAACAGGGTATAGTGTAGCTTTTATAGCTTTGTTGGCTGTAGGTGGCTTAATCCTCTATTTTGTAGGTAAATGGACAGGTAAGTTATAATTTACTTGCAATTACTGGATCTTATCTGTATAATTGGACAAAGGAGTCCCATTACATGAAATCACTAGCAGCCCAAGCTTTAGCTTACCAATACAAGTTGCAAATAGACACTGCAACAGCCATTTTAAATAATAACAATGCAGCCTTGAATGTTCTTGACACAGCATTAAATGACATGATCACAGCTACAGAGAAATTAAAAACATTAAATAACATGGCTAAAGATAGCATAAAAGAAGTAGAAAAGCAAGAAGCTTCCCAGTGACAAAAAAAGATCCTAAAGTTGGAACTGGAAAAAAGCCAAAAAAATCTGGTAGACGTTTATATACGGATGAGAACCCTAAAGACACGGTTAGTATCAAGTTTGCTACACCGTCAGATGCCAGAGCAACGGTTGCAAAGGTTAAAAAAATTAAGAAACCGTATGCGAGAAAGATACAAATTCTTACGGTCATGGAGCAAAGAGCAAAAGTGATGGGTAAGACAGAAGTCGTAGCAATAGCAAAAAAGGCAAAAGAACAATTAAAGAAAGCACGTAAGAGTGGTTAGATACAAAATAACCAAATTAAAAAAAAAATTTAAGACTACTAACACCACTCAACGCTAAACCTTATAGGCTACTAACACCAGAACAAGTAGCAGAGATTAACAAAAAACTAAATAGTCCGTCACGCAAAGCTCAAAAAAGAAGACACTATTTAGAAAGCAAACGAGTCCAAGAGAAAATTAAACATGGCGAGCAGTTATCTAGTATTAATAAACAACGTACTAAGAGATCTAAACGAGGTAGAGCTAACAAGTAGCACGTTTAGTGCATCACGAGGTATACAAACTGCTGTAAAAGATTATGTTAATCGTGCAATAGATGATATAATCAACGCAGATACTGAGTGGCCCTTTACAGTGACAGCAAAAACTTTTACCACAACTGCAGGTAAAAGATTGTATAGTCGATCTGATTTAAGCACAACAGATACTAAAACAATTGATTACGATAGTTTTACATTTCTTGAAGCAGCAGATAAAAAAGAAATTAAACTTGATTACATAAGTCACAGTGAATACCTTGACAACTATCACGAAAGAGACACAGATCCTACAGGTAACTCTAGAGCCATACCTGAGTTTGTGTATGAGAATCCAGATCAAAGCATAGGTTTATCTCCTGTGCCAGATAAAGCAACGTATACTGTAAAATATTTTTATTACGCAACTCACACTGCTTTAAGTGCGTCTACAGATACATCTCTTATACCGACAAGGTTTGAAACAGTTATAGCAGAAAAAGCAAAGTATTATGCTTTTACTTTGCGTGGTGAAGTGCAAAATGCACAGCTTGCACAAATGCAGTTTGAGAAATCTATCAAGCGTATGCGTGTAGAATTAATTAACAAGTCAATATATATGAGAGCCGTCTAATGCCAGAGCTAAGTCAGACAGGTGCGTTTCCATTTGTATGTGAAGGTGGGTTAGTTCTTAACCAATCTACATTTATAATGAAACCCGGTCAAGCTCTTGAGTTACTTAACTTTGAACCTGACATCGAAGGTGGGTACAGAAGAATAAGTTAAATCAGTTTATAGAGCTAAAGGTACTCAAAGAGGACACGAAGTATTTTTT